GCAGTTGGTGTTGCTGTGATGCAGTCGTGCAGATAGCTGGCAAGCTTAGGCAGCATTGCCCCGACTGTGATGACATCTATCGGCTGGCGAGCTTGCTTCATCTCAAGCATTGTTGTGTAGATTTTCTCGTGTCCGAGATCGTCAAAGTCTTTGCCTGTGAGCGTCAGGTCATCGAGTGCCTTGCCGTTTGTTAGCAGGACAGAGCCGATGACTAACTGCTCGAACTCACTCACTTGATTCTGCCAAAGATTGGTTTGCTTCGAGGTGCAGGTTTGTCGTTCTCCACTGCTTCGTAGAGTCCTTTGTTAAGCCATGATGCTGGGTAGGGAATGTAGGTCATGTCGGGTAGTTTACTTTCCGAATACGCTTTGGTGAGGCCAATCATCTCATCAGCGGTTTTCTTTTTTAGCACTTGCTTCCATGCTTTTAGGGCATCAGCTTTAGCTACCTTTTTAGGGTAAAGATTCCAAAAGGTTTCAAAGGATTCATCAGCCTGTTTAGTTAATGTTTCTTTTAGGGTTCTATTAAGGGTTAACACGCCACCTGCTGTCACCTCTGAAGCCGATTCTGTCACCTCTGACTCCAAATCTGTCACCTCTGAAGCGGTTTTTGTCACCTCTGAAACCCCATCTGTCACCCCTGGCAAGTTCACAAAATACCGGTTGGCTTTGTAGGGTCCGTAGGTCGGTGCAGATCTAAACTCGACAACTAATTCACCCAGCTCGATAAGGTCTTGGATGTCACGCTGCACAGATCTAGGCGATGAGTTGACCATGTTAGCCAAGGTTTCGATTGAAGGCCATGCACCTAATTCGCCTTGGTGGTCAGCGATAGATAACAGGACCAATCTGGCTCGGCCTTTTGATTTACTCTCACGCCAAACAGCGTTCATAATCTGGATGCTCATCTTGCTGCTGCTCTCTCAGCCATCAGCATCATGACAGTTGGGCTAATGACTCTGTTATCGTAGCCCTCTTTGACTAGCATTACCCATTGGCCGTTGTCGAGCCCCATAGCCTGGTAATCCATCTCGGCCATGAAGATGTTTCCGCCGTAGTATTCAAGAACCTCGGCAAGGTTTTTATTGTCCCAGTTAAACACAAATGTGCCTTCCTCTAAAAGGTTGGCACACTATAATTGAGTGATGCCAACACCGACTTGTTGGTATCGGCCCTTCTGAGTTATCTCAGGGGGGCCTTTTTATTTAGTTATGTTTTTACCTTAGCACCCTAAAAGTATTCGATGTCGTTATTTGGCACCGGTGTCCTGTTGAAGTCGTTATCTAACAGCCACCAGCCGTCACCCATGTAAACAGGGGTAAACTCTGGCACCTGGTGTCGCTCTAGCTTCCAGCCGAATAACCTGCCCATCTCGGCAAACCTAGCGTTGGACTCAAGCATAAAGTTGGCAGCACTGCAAAGCACAATGATGTTGCTGGGTCTGTCTAAGGCTCTACTCCCACCCATGCCTCTGTTGGCTCGATGCTGTGGGATAAGCGTGTCATCTGTGGTCCCACAGTGACTGCAACACTTGTCGCGATCTATAAACTTTTGGAAGCTTTTTTTATTCATCATCTTCCCAAGGGTCGTATTTTTTAGCAGGTAGATCTAGTCCGGTGCCTCGATAGTCAGCACTAAACCCGATGCTGCTTGTGGTTTCGATGTCACGCGACTCTGGTGCAGCTTCCTGGCAAGTGTGTTTTCTTCTCCACTCTCGGACAAGCTTGAGTGGCTCAGGTTCATCAGTCCTGAACTTGGCCCCACATGAGCAGGTTTCGGCAATCACCCAAGTAGGCTACCAGCTAGGCGTGTTTCCACTGTATTTCGACATTTTTGCTGATAACTGCCATCATTGTGGCTTGGTCTGACAAGGTTTTTAGCTTGGTTCGGACCCTGTTGTATTCGGCTTTGGCTAGATCAGCCTTTAGCTTTTCCTCTACTGCCTGTAACTTAGCCACAGCTTGCCGGTCTGCGACAGTGCCAGCGTTGTTCAAGAAGGCTAAAGACACTGCCTTGTCGTAGGCAGCCTCAGCATCAGCCATCTTGCACTCGGCATCGTAGAGTGCGTTAGCTCCCTTGTCCATCTCGCTTGTCAGGCGTTGTAGCTCCTGGACTATGTGGCCTGGTGTAATAATTTCCATCTCTTAGCCTTCTAGCTTTCTCTCTTTGTAATCGCCATAGGTCGGTGAGGATGTCTAGCTCATCCTTCTCGTATTGCTCATGCAGACACTCTTGCACTTCGAGTATGGAACTAAGCAGAATCCTTTGAGCCTGATAGTCCATTGGCGATGTCCTTGATCTTGTCTAGCGTTGCTGTGTCAGCCCCACCAGTCTTGGCCTCGCTGTATAGCAAGCGTAAACCATCAAGGTCATTGCCTAATTCTGCTGCCATTGCAAGCCAGTCTTTTGCAGTTGCACTTGGTTTCTTATCCCTTGCAACCTTGGCCATCTCCTCGCGTGTGGCTCGCTTGTTGCCTGAGTATCCAGCGTTGGCTAGTGCTCTACCGATTGCAGATGTTTCAGCGTTCTCTAGTGCAGATGTTTTGTTTGCCATACCTTGACCATCAACCTCAAAAGCTAGACCTGTTGCCTTTGGCTTGTCGGTTTCGTTGTTGAGGTACACGCTTGCCATAACTACCCAAGTGCTCACCTGTCGGTCTTGCAGCGTTGTCTGGTTCTCGGTGATGATTCTGCCGTCAGGATTATCCTTGTAGAACCGCTTGATGCGTTGCTCGACTGTTTCGTAATCGTTGAGGTTGAACTGTGCCATTTACTTACCCTTCTCGTGATGCAAGTAAGGTGCTCCACCGGCTCTTGATCTAAGACTGAGCAGGTGCTCGCCGTAGATAATGCCTCGCTTCTTACCTTCCATTGCTTTGATAACTCTAGCCTTGAGGTCTGTCATTAGCTTGTTAGCCTTCTCTGCGTCATTGACGGCGTTGAAGTAGTGCACCCCAAGCTCGTCAAGGTCAGCCTCGCCATCCTCAATGTTTGGGCTAAGTGCTCTGATTGTTTCTAGTGTTGAGTTAGACCCATCCCAGTCAGGCATCTTTAGATCTAGGCAAGCTTGCCGGAATCTAAGAGCAGACTCCCAAAGTGTGTTGGCCTCGAACTCATCCCACTCAATGTCAAACTCCATGTAGCTAGACCCTGCTAGTGCTACAAGCTTTGCTCGCCTTATTCCAAAGACCTTCATGTACCAAAGCACTTGTGCTCGGTAAGACTGTGGCACTTGTGTCCAGTAGTCGCGAGAGAACTTGACCTCAACAATTCCCCAGTTGCCATCAGCGTCTTTGTAAAGTCCGTCAAGGTTTGCTCTGGCCCAGTCGTACATCTTGTTTGCCCAGGTGCCTGTTTCGTAGATCTCTAACTCAGGGTGCTCATCGGCAAACAGTTCCAAGATAGGTGACTCAAGTTTTGTGCCGAGCTTCATGCTCATGTTGGGTTCGACTTCATCAGGAATCTGTCCTGTCTTTTTAGCCCACTTAGTAATTGCTGATTCCCAAGTGCTTAGTCCGGCGATAGCGGCGATGTCTGAGCCACCGACTGCACCTGGTTCATTGCGTAGTGAGTGCCACTCCGGTGAGCCGTTGGCAAAGTCACCTAGCAGGACTGCATCCTGCAACTCGTTTATCTCGGTTGGTAGCTTAGAAACTGGCAAGGTTTCCCTCTCTTTCCTTGTCGGCAAGCCCACGCTAACTCTCTCGGCGTGGGTTTGCTATTTATCGTGTTTTTACTCTAGTGTCGGCCTATGACATTTAGACAACTGGAACGCAAATACATCGAACTGCAACACGCGATCAGCGAGAATGGGGGCGTTGAGTGCAGTCAACTGCCAGAGTGTTTTTTCCCTGAAGATGAGCCGGACCTGTATCTGCGTAAGAAACTTATTGCCGTAGCTAAGGAAGTCTGCAACGACTGTCCGGTCAGACTAAGGTGCTTTGACTATGCCCTATCAGCAGGGATGGTAGGCATCTGGGGTGGCACTACCGCTGAGGAACGCTCGAAGCTAAGGTCTTAGCTTTTCTTGTCAGTCTTTTCGGCAATCTTGCCAAATGATTTGTTGATCTCATCAGCGTCAATCTGACCATCAGCCAGGTATGAGCGTGAGAGCTCCTGAGCTACATCTATGATTCCAGCAAAGGCTGCCATTGCTACTGCCTGAGCTACCTCAAGGCCAATAACTGCTCCACCGACAAAGATGCCTGTGACCTTCAAGATGATTACAGCTAGGGTTCTGCGTGCGATGTCTAACCACATAGGTCAGTCCTTTCGTAGGGGGTAAGTTGCTGCCCAGATCGTGATTGTTATGAGAATGGCCCAGCCAGCAAAGTCTTTAGCTGTGCCTTCGAGTACGACCCAAGCGATGCCTAAGCCAAGAATTGTCCATACCTGGTCAAGCTGGTCTTTCAAGAACTTCACTAGGGTTTCCTACCTGCCAAGGCCACCTGTGTCACGATCACCGAAGCAACCACGACCTGTTGGGCCTGTTCTCTAACTTCCGGTGTCATGTCTGACCCGATTGAGCGTAGGTTATCTACCAGTTTACTAACCGCTTCTAACGCTAGTTCAATGCTTACTATTACCTCTGGCAAAACAGGCTCAGGGGTAGGTTCACTTGAAATTGTCGGCTCTGTGGGGCTCGTAGGGGGCTCGGTAGGCTCTGGGGTAGGTGTTATGACCTCTGGGGGCTTTGTGGGCTCTACGGGCTTTACAGGGCTTGTGGGGCTAGGTTCTGGTTCTGGCGTGGGTGTAGGGGTTGGCTCAGGGGTAGGTTCAGGGGTTGGTGCTATGGGAGCCACCGGAGCCACTGGCTCAG